CGATGGTTCCACCCACCTCCTAACCCCTTCACATTCAACGAATTACGTCGTTTAATCCTGTAAATCTATGCATTTGCGTTGTGACACCCGACACGTGTAGGTGCAGTTCGTATATTGTCCGTACAAGGTGCGGATGTGATGTGGTGAAAAAGAAAAAAGAACCCCCGTCTATATGAGCGAGGGTTCTTATGTTAGTGATTAGAACGGAGCGCTTTCTGTTTCAAGCGTCAGTTCAGCGGGTTGCTCCGCAGATGGTGTTTCATCTGTATCGGGAGCATCAGCAACAGCAGGGCGGGATGCTATGCGTGCGAGCAAAGCGAGTTTCTTTGCGTTCATAATCTCACGCTCTTTCGCAATCTTCACTTGCGCGTTGGTGCGAGCGAGCAGTTCGATGTTCTCTTCCTTGTAGATGTCACTACGCTCAATCGTGTGATTGAGGGAATTGAACAGCACTAAACGCTGTTTACCTTCGAGCGCCATTTCCACTCTCTCGTCTCCGTTGATGATTGCACCTGTCTCACGGTCAACGAAGTCTTTCGTCTTAACAGAGCAACCTACCAAACGAGATAAGCTTTCAGGTGCGGTGTCATAACCTGCACGAGTTAGAGAGTTGTGGGTCACTCCGATTTCGAGGGAGTTACCGTCGCATACTGCGGAAAACATAGCGTACGCAGTTGCATTAGCACCAAATAATTGTGTAGGATTGGTGAGACCTACGATTGTTAGCGTCTTTGCCATACAATTTGAATTTAAAATTAAAAAAAAAGATTACGCATTTATATAGTTTAAACTTACAGCTTTGATACTGTGTGATAAACGCAAGATGCACGATAGTAAAGGTGTCCTGCGTAGCAGAGTGAAATAAAGCGGGATGTAAAAAAGGGGGAATAACCCCCCTTTGTGTCAACCTTCGTAAGACTGCATTTCAAATGCATTTAATTCTTTTTCGTTCTTTAAATCCTGCATAAATCTGTCGTAGTCGTCTTTCTGTTTCATTTGCTCGAACCAATGGTCCATAGCAGATGACTCTTCTGCTGGCGTAGCAAACCCGTATTTGATGTCGAGTCTGCGTTGCATTACAGATTTGAGGAACATATTTAGTTCCCGGATGTTAGCACTATGTACATTAGTGTCGGATGTAATCCAGCGGATATGTACATAATACCATTGACCTGCATCTGCTGTTCTAACCTGTGCGTTAGCAAATGGTGGCATAAGAGTGTCTTTGTCTACGCGCACGCGGATTTTAGCGTAGAACAATTTGAATGTCTCGATGTTTACGGAGCTAATCCCGTAAGGAAGCATGATGACTTTGTTGTCCATAATGATGGATTTAGGTTAAGGAAATATATATCTAATTCATATAGTTTAAATAAGAACCCCTACGGACTTTCGTCTTTCGGGGTTTCCTAACCATTAAAAGGTCTCGTCTTCTAGACGACCGCAAACTTGCAGTTGATTGATACCACGAGCACCCCATTCTGTATGGTAGTTGATTTGCTCCTTGAGCGCTTCAATAGCACTCTGTTCGTCGCAAGCTACCACATCGAAGGTGTCCTGTTCTACATCAATCTCTTCTGGTGAAGAGAAGTTTACGGTGATGATTTCCACTACAATAAAGTAGGTGTACATAACAAATGATTTAGGTTAAGGAAAATTGTTACATTCAAATAGTTTACTTCCACCAGTAGTCTTTGGTCCAAACGAAGGGTAGTCCGAGTACGAGTAGAACATACGTATACCCCACCCATCCACCGTTTAGATTTTCATCACTCCAATACAATGTGTCATCTGAGGGTTCTACGAGCATAAGCATAAACAGCATCACCCAAATACTGAATAGCGCGATTCCGATAAACTTTTTCATATGATTAGAATTTAGATAACATAGTTAAGAAAAGGGGAAATGCGGAAATCCCCTTTTCTCTACAATCAATCCCTGGTATCAGGATGATTACCTATGTAAACGCAGAATAGCAGGTTTAACATAGATAAGATCATACCAAATACAAAGAACCAATGCGTAATAATCTGCTTACTCTCATCCATCATAGCAAGCATCAGGTGGATTAATACCCAGAAAACTGAAAGTACGAACCACCAATTCCAATTGTACTGTGTCATTTGAATAAATTTAGATTAAGAAAAGATAACTCATTCACATTCATACAGTTATACAATTCTCTACATCTTTCTAAAAATACATAAACATTCTAAAACAATACTCTCACCCTCCTTGTACATTGATTTTCAAAACATTAGGTCTGCACATACGGGGGTAGCACCGCTTGTTTTTTTAGCTGGGGTCTTGATATTAGATGGTCCTCACCCTCTCACACACAATATAGTTGCATCGTCGGAATGTAAAGATGTAAAGAAAATAAAGGGTGTGGGGGGTTGAATATGGGTTTACAAACCGGGGGTGTTTGGATTTTATATAGATTTGTGGTATATTATAGTGTACCCACCTGTAGACGCGGGTGATCCTGTTCGATGGTCCAAAGATAGTTAGAATGGTAGACGTTGGGTTATGGGAGTAGCACACAGCTTGTGATGTGAAACTGGTTTTCTCCAATAGGTACGAAAACGATAGTTCTTTAAAATAGTTTTGTAGGTGGAAACATTACACATAGGGTATGTGTTCCGAGGTCACGGAGATTTTAGTTTCCACGTGGGTGTAGGCATTATGCTAACGTACAGTACAAAACTGTTTGAACTATTAAAGTATGTGAGTGGTGTAAAAATCACACGGGGAGTTCTATGTTCAATACACAAGGTGTGGATAAGTAATATTATTTAAAGAGTTATACAGATTAAATTTGTATAGTTTAAACTTTTTAAGTATATTATATTATAAACCAAGTGTATTATGAATAAGCCAAAGACTGTTCAGAACGAGGGGCAACTTTCTTATTATATCCAAACAGAAAACAAATATGGGCAAGCAGTGTATATTCCTGTTATTGATGTTAGAGATGGAATAGCAGAACGTGTTTTAGCTGAACAGATTATAAAAGCTCAAAATCGCAGTAGGTACATCAACTACAATCAGTATCATTTTTCCCAAAAACAAGACAAAAAACAATTTGATATATGATGCATTCATGTAATGTACATTGTCATTCTATAAACATAGAAGACATGGGTATTATGGGTGTAAACGATAATGGTAAATGGTTACCCTTTGCTTTTTTATTAGATGTTGTTATTGCAATAAAGGTGGCATCTGATGATGAAGAAGAGCCAGTGTTTAATTGTACCACTGTATTCACTGATGCAGGTGAATCATACACCATTGACACCCCGTATATGACATTTCAAGAAATCTGGAAAAACTATCTCACCTATTCTGAAGAAAATGAGGGTGATGATGAAGACGATGATAATTTTAAACTTTAAAACCAACAAACATGTCAGAGGAAAAAAAGATCCCAACCGTTGAAGAGTTCGTAACACATTTAAACGAACAGATTCAAATTGCTGAAGTGAGAGCTAAACTACAAGCTCTTAACACGCAAATTGCAAAAGACAGAGCTGAAGAGTTGAATGCTTTAGCATTTATTGCGCAAGTGACAAACCCACAATCAGGTTCTGATGCTGATTTAGATGAAGAAGAATCTGAGGAGCAGTTGCCAAAGAGAAAGCTTAAAAAAGACTAATCTATGGCTATTGTCAATCAGGTGGAGAAACGCGTAAAGCTGTCTCTCGATCAGGTGGTGCAATATCAAATACTTACACATTGTTTTCTTTCGAATATTGCATTAAGTAGTGCGGATCTTAAATGTCTCACAATGTTAGCTCTGGAAAAAGATTCAGAGCTTAACACCTTTTGTACTAAGGTGTATCAGAAGGGGATATTTAAGAGTCCGCAATCTGTACGTAATGCAATCATTAAAGCAGAGAAAAATAATTTGATTAAGAAAGAAGGAAAAAGTAAGAAGAAGATTTGGATTAATCCAGATCTACGTATACAAGTGGAAGGTAATGTTTTTCTTGATTATAAATTTTTAAGTATTGCACCCCAATAAATTTCGTAATCTTTTACCATCCTTTGCAATGGAGATGGATAAATCTGTTGAGGAGGTGGATGCTGTAATGTCTTTTTTCTATAAGACATTAAGATCTAGTCTTTCTTCTTTAGAAAATCCCACGGTACATGTCCAAAACCTTGGGAATTTTTATATTAAGGAGAAAGCACTAGATGCTACTATTGAGCAATATAGTCGTTTATTAGAAAAATTAGATAACACTAGTTTTAAAGAGTACGGAATTAAGAAAACATTAGTTACAGAAATAGAAACGATGCGTAAGGTGAAAGAGAAGTTGAATGAAGAGCGTGGTAGAAGACGCGAAATAATTAATAAACGCTTTAACAATGAATCTACAAAAGAACATAATACAGATATGGAAGAGTAAGGGTCAGATTATTGAGGGCATTACCAATTCCATATTTAAAAGAGAAGATGTAGAAGAGATTGCAGAGCAAAGACTGAGTGTATGTAAAGAATGCACACTTTATGATGGTAGTGGTAAAGGATGTGCAGTGCCAGGAACACAACCATGTTGTAATCAGGGTATGGGAGGATGTGGATGTTCTTTATCTTTAAAGACTAGAGCTCTTTCTTCTGAGTGTCCACTAGGATATTGGAAAGCTGTTCTTTCAGAGGAAGAAGAGGATAAACTGAATGAAAAATTAGGATTATGAGTTTAATATTTAAACCAGAAAAGCACGAGTATGTATCATTAAATGGAGAGAATGTAGATTGGACTAGTGTCACTAGTTTCATTTCTAACTTTAAACAACCATTTGATGCGGATACTATTGCTCTTAAGTCTTCTCGCAATAAAAAGAGTAAATGGTATGGAATGAGCGCAGATGATATCAAAAGTGCTTGGAAGTCTGAAGCAAAACGTGCTACAGACCTTGGTACATGGTATCATAACTGTAGAGAAGCTGATCTTTGTCATTTAGAAACAATAGAAAGGGAAGGAGTTACGGTTCCTGTTTTTAAACCCGTAGAAATAGACGGTATCAAGTATGCGCCAGATCAAAAACTTAAGGATGGCATCTATCCTGAGCACATGGTATATTTGAAATCTGTTGGTCTTTGTGGTCAGTCTGACTTAGTAGAAATAGTAAATGGTCATGTTAACATTACAGACTACAAAACTAACAAAGAAATTAAGATTGAAAGTTATGTAAACTGGGAAGGTGTCTCGCAAAAGATGTCTCCTCCAGTAGCGCACCTTGACGATTGTAACTTTAATCATTATGCGTTACAACTGAGTTTGTATATGTACATGATACTGAAGCATAATCCAAAGCTAAAAGCAGGAACCCTAACTCTTCATCACATTTTATTTGAAGAAGCAGGAAGAGATAAGTTTGACAATCCTATTACAGCATTAGATACAAATGGAGATCCAATTGTACTAGACGTTGTGCAATATGATGTACCCTATTTAAAATCAGAAATAAGTGAATTAATAAAATGGAAAACCAGCAACCAGTAGTTTATAATCTTAGTGATCTTATTGATCTTTATTTAGCAGCAAGACTTCCAGAAGGAGAAAAGATTTTTAAATATCAATCTTCACCTGGTAATACAAAATGGATACATATTGATGAGCTTAGAATACAAGCTAACTTTAAAGCTTACTATCCAACTGGTCAAAAGTATATAGAAGGATTTGCTGGCGTAGTTAATAATCACCATCAAGTTAAAAAAGATGATAAGACTATTTGATATACAAAATGGACAGGTGATACCATCTGAACATTGTTATACGTTAGCATTTTTAAAAGATATAATGGACAATTTTCCTGACGATTGTAATAAGATATATACATATCTTTTTTATATGACTTGTCCAAATCCAGATCTTAATCCTTTTTTTCATTTTCCAGATGAAGAAAAAGAAGAAATAATATTACAAGAAATAGGAGCAGAGTTTTCTACAGATGAAGATATGATAGTTAGAGCATTGAAATTATGCGAAAAAATGTATCAGACAGAAACATCTAGAGCATACTATGGTATTAAAAAAGCATTAGATAATATAGCAAGATATATGTCTAGTACACAAATTACTGATGGACGAGATGGGAATATTGCTCAAATAGGACGTATAGCAAAAGACTTTGACGCTATTAGACAGAGTTATAAAGGAGTGTATAAAGATCTTATGGAAGAGCAACAATCATCTGTACGTGGTGGACAAAACTTAGCATATGATCAGTAGTATGGCATTAAATGTATTTACGGTGTGGATTTTTATACTATCTATAATAGCGGTTATTATTGCTGGAATAGATGTATGGGATCAAACTAAGGACAAGTGAATTTATCTGTATATAAAACAGTTCCTACATGGAACAATGGTGTGTGGGAAACTACAGAATTTGAATCTAGAGATGATTGGAAAGAATTTGTGCGTTCTGTATTTATAGAAGAAGGTCCTGATGTGGGGTATAAATTTGATGAAACATTTTTTCTTTTTAATGAACAAGCAAGAAAGTTTCAAAAAGATGGATATTATTGTTCAGCTCCTGTAAGAACTAAAGATTATATAAACTATTGGGACGATCAGAAAACAAAATGTAAGTCAGGAGTTATTTTTAAAAATAAGGATAACACTTGGTATCTAAGTAGAGACTACTACATGTGGTTAAACTTTCTTCCTATTTATGACAAGGAAGAATCTAGATTTGACTTTGCTAAAGTGAGAGACGCACAGTATCATATGGCGTTGTACGAATGTTTAGCAGAACTAGAATATAAACATTGTCCTATTTTAAAAAAGCGTCAGATAGCATCTTCCTATTTTCATGCTGGTAAACTTATTAATCAATACTGGTTTGAGTCTGGTGCGATTCTTAAAATAGGTGCTAGTCTTAAAGACTACATCAATGAAAAGGGTACATGGAGAATGCTCAATGAATATAAAAACTTTTTGAATGAGCACACTGCATGGTATCGTCCTAACGACCCAGATAAAGTGTTAGCATGGCAGCAACGTATCAAAGTGAGAGTGAATGGCAGAGATACATTTAGAGGATTGTTTTCAGTGTTACAAGGAACATCATTTGAAAAAGATGCAACAGCTGGTGTCGGTGGTCCCGTAACCTACTTCTTTCATGAGGAAGCTGGTATTGCTCCTAAGATGGATGAAACATACGAGTATATGCGTCCTGCTATGCAATCAGGTATGATTACTACAGGAGTTTTTATTGCTGCAGGATCTGTGGGTGATCTTGATCAATGCGAACCTCTTAAGAACTTTATCATGAATCCAGAGGTTTATGATATGTTGGCAGTAACAACATCATTATTAGACTCAAAAGGTACAATAGGTAAGAGCGGACTTTTTATTCCAGAACAATGGTCTATGCCACCGTTCATAGATGAATATGGAAATTCAAGAGTGGTAGAAGCTCTGGAAGCAATCAAAAAAGAAAGAGAAAAGTGGAAGAAAGAGTTAAACCCTGAACAGTATCAATTACGTATATCTCAGAAACCTACAAACATAGAAGAAGCATTTGCATTTAGAAAAGAGTCTAAGTTTCCTCAACATCTAGTTTCTAAACAAATGCAACGTGTAGAAGATAAAGAATATCCATATGAACTTTTAGAACTTTTTAGAGACGAGAAGGGTAAAGTTGTTCATAAGGAATCAAATAAGATTCCAATTAGCGAGTTCCCTATTTCTAAAACAGCTGAAAATAAAGAGGGATGCATTATTGTTTGGGAAAAACCAGTTTCTAATCCAGCATTTGGAATGTATTATGCATCT